CACCATTCAAAGAAAGAAAAGAAGCGACACTTAAAACCACAAGCATTGCGTCAAGCAAGGAAACGTCGTGGACAGTTGATAAAGTGTCTACAGCACCGCCCCAAGAGGCGGTTTTCTATTATAATGTGTATATACGATACAACACAGCATGTCACAACAAGAAATTAAAGGAGCACTCGCTAAACTACTAGCAACAGAAAACCTAACTGTTGAGCATTGCAAGTGCGAGACAGCATCTTTCGATGTCAAGAATAGAATCCTCTCATTGCCCCTCTGGATCGCTTCAGAGAGCGTTTATGATATGTTAGTGGGTCATGAAGTAGGTCATGCTCTATATACACCTGCTGAAGAGTGGACAGATATGCTCAATGTGCCTCAGTCTTACGTCAATATCCTAGAGGATGTGCGTATCGAGAAAGCAATGAAAGAAAAGTTTCCAGGTCTTCGTAAAGATTTCTTCCAAGGTTACAAAGAGTTGAATGAGAAAGACTTCTTCGGTATCGAAATTCTTGACTTAGAGAAACTAAAACTAATTGACCGCATCAATCTACATTACAAGGTAGGTATCGTTGATCATACTAAACCAATTCCATTCTTCTCAGATGAAGAAAACGAGTGGGTTGCACTAGCAGACAAGTGTGAGACATTTGACGATGTAACTGACCTTGCACGTCGTATCTTTGAGTGGCAAGGTGAGCAAAACGAAAAGCAAGAAGAGATTGACAATGCACCTTCTACTGAAGATGAAGGTTTCAGTGGTAAGCAAATGGATCAAATGAAGACTGAGGTAGGAGACAAAGAAGAGGAAGAAGGTCAAGCAGACGTGCCAAATACAATGAATCAAAGAGGTGAGTCTGATAGAGAAGAGAGTGATGAGTTTGATGACATGCCTGATCAATCTAATGAAGGTGGTTTTGAATACAACGACGGTGTTACAGATAAAAACTTTGCTGACAATCTTAAGGACATTGCAGACACAAACGACTACAACAATCCAACATACTGTGATGTGCCAGATGTAAATCTTAATCACTTAATCGTAAAACCAGAAGTATGGTTGACAGGTCTTAAAGAATTCTGGGGTAATGAAGTATACACTAACCCTGATCACAAAGACTACGTTGGTATTGACTTCTCTAAGGTTGACGCAAAGTATGCAGCATTCAAGAAGAAGTCTAACCAAGAAGTAAACTACATGGTTAAAGAGTTTGAGTGTAAAAAAGCAGCAACTGCATATGCTAGAGCATCTGTTTCTAAGACTGGTGTCCTAGATACTACTAAACTCTTCCAATACAAATACAATGATGATATCTTCAAGAAGATTACATCAACACCTGATGGTAAAAGTCATGGTCTTATCTTCTTACTTGACTGGTCAGGATCTATGTGCTCTCAACTACAGCAGACCATCAAGCAACTTCTTTCTCTTGCACAATTCTGTCGTAAAGTAAAGATTCCATTCGTTGTATATTCATTCAGCGATTCATACTGGGAGTATCGTGACCCAGAAGCACCTTACAGAAGTCGTGACAATGACTATGCAGCATACAAGAATGCTCCTAAGGCAGGTGAGTTTTCTATCTACACTCAACTACGTCTAATTCAACTACTTGATAGTGATGCAAACAAGGCAACATTTGATGAGCAGGCACATATGCTATTCAGACTAGGTGCTCACTTTGAAAACAGATATGATCATTGGGGTTACAACTATCCTATTCCTCCTAACATGAATCTAGGTGGCACACCACTCAATGACTCTCTAGTTTGCCTAAAGACTATCATCCCTACATTCAAAGCAAAGTATGGTGTAGAAAAATTACATGTTGTTACACTTACTGACGGCGAATCAAATACAATCGGTGTCCTACAGCAACCACGTTACGACTATGACACAGGTTTATACAGAGGAGGAGTCCATGGAGCAGCAGTTGTCAGAGACAGAAAATTAGGTTATCATAGTAAAGCATCTAGAGATTCACATTCTGGTATGACTACTATCCTTCTTTCATATCTCAAGAATAGATTCCCTGAGTCTAACTTCATAGGTTTCCGTGTTATCTCAGGTCAAGATTGTGGTCACTTCCTAAAGTGGAATGTATCAACTAATCAAGAGATTGACTATGATGCTAAAATGAAACAGTGGAGAAAAGACAAGTCACTATGTCTTCGCAACACAAACGGATACCAAGAGTTGTTTCTTCTCAACCAAAAGACTATGAATGTCGAGACAGAGTTTGAGGTCAAGCAAGATGCTACTAACGCACAGATCAGGACTGCATTCAAGAAGTCACTCGGTGCTAAAGCAAACAACAAAAAAGTCCTAACCAATTTCATCACACAGATTGCATGAATATCTTCGCAGTTAACAACGACCCTTATCTGTCAGCATACCAGTTGCCAGATAAGCATGTTGTTAAGATGCCCCTAGAAACATGTCAAATGCTCAGCATTGTATATTCTGACTGGTATCACAGTATCGGTCAGATTTTCAAGTCTGATGGCACACCATATAAAACAGAGAAGGGTGCCTTCCGCAATCATCCATGCACTAAGTGGGTAGCAGAGTCTAATCACAATATTGCATGGTTGATTGAGCATGGTATTGCACTTTGTGAAGAGTATACTTATAGATATGATAAGAAACATGGATGTGAAGATAGTATAAGATTTGCTGCAGCAATAGCACCCGAAGGTTGTAGTGCTAGACACACACCATTCGCTCGTGCTATGCCAGACAAGTGGAAGTTTGACTATGATATCCCTACCACACTTGCGTATAGACGCTATGTTGCCAGTAAACCATGGGCAGAAGATAATTACCTTCGTAAACCAGAGCGTAGACCAGTTTGGATAGTGTCCACTAACAGTGGCATTGCAGATTTTATTCTTGTATAATATTCATATAGACACAAACAAATACGATTATGCCTTTCGAGCCAGTCCCAGTTACTACAGAAGATTTCAAAGCATATCTTTCTGATAAGCACGGTAACGACATCACATTCCAAAACTTAGTTGAAGCATCAGATCACTTCAACTGCTCCGTAGCAACGGTCAAGAAAAGACTTAAGCAATACAAAAAAGGTATTGGTAAGTGGGATCTCTCAATTACTGAGCAACTTGAGAAGGCACTCGCAGCAACACCTCTAACTGCAACAGTCAAAGAAAGATTGATTCCAACTAAAGACGACAACTTTGTGCCCTTCGGTAACTTCTCTGATCTTAAGAAGATCATCAAGTCCAAGGTATTCTATCCTGCATTCATCACAGGTCTATCAGGTAACGGTAAGACCATGAGTGTAGAGCAGGCATGTGCTCAGTTGAATCGTGAAGTGATTCGTGTTAATATTACTATTGAGACTGATGAAGATGATTTGATCGGTGGATTCAGACTTGTCGATGGCAACACTGTGTGGCATAATGGTCCTGTAGTCGAAGCACTCGAGCGTGGTGCAATCCTTCTTCTTGATGAGATTGACCTTGCATCTAACAAAATCCTTTGTCTTCAGTCTATACTAGAAGGTAAAGGTGTCTTCCTCAAGAAGATCGGTAGATATGTATTACCTGCTAAAGGTTTTACAGTTATCGCTACTGCTAACACAAAAGGTAAGGGTAGTGATGACGGTCGTTTTATCGGCACTAATGTCCTCAACGAAGCATTCCTTGAGAGATTCCCATTGACATTCGAGCAAGAGTATCCTACTCCTGCTATCGAGACTAAGATGTTAAACAACTACTGCAAAGAGTTGGATGCATGTGATGACAAATACATTGCTAACTTAGTTACATGGGCAGACATGATTCGTAGGACATTCAAAGAAGGTGGTGTTGACGAAGTTATCTCAACTCGTCGTCTTGTGCACATCATTCGTGCATATGCTATCTTCAGCGATCGTGCTAAAGCAATCAAAGTTTGTCTAAACAGATTCGATGATGAGACAAAACAGTCATTCATGGATTTATATGATAAGATTGATGGTGAGGTAGACATGGGTAACGTAGCACAACTATTTTCTTAATGGCATTCAAATATAATGAAGACGGCATCTTGCAAGAGGTGTCGTCTTACATTGCGACAACATACAAACAACATTATTCCTCAGGTGATGTTGGTGAAGGTATTCAAACACTCGACTTGATTGAAGCAGTCGGTGATGCTGAGGCATTCTGCAGGTCAAATGCTATTAAGTATTTGTCACGCTATGATAAAAAGGGCACCGCAAGGGTTGACATTATGAAGGCAATGCATTATTGTATACTTCTAATGTGTTTTAACGACCGCACTAGCGTACGCATGCAAAACAAAATTGATCAACAACATTATGAATGAAGCACAAGAGATCCGTCTCTCCAAAAAGACTATTGGTTTCCTAAAGAATTTTAGTGAGATTAATAAGTCGATTGTAATTAAAGCAGTGGATAAAACTCTTGCAACAATGGCGGTTAATAAGAATATTCTTGCATTTTCTTCTTGCTCAGAAGAGTTTCCAGAGGATATTCCCATCTATGATCTTCCATTATTTGTGAAGACTTGCTCTATGTTTGAGCAACCACATCTAGTATTTCTAGGAAAGAATAAAGTCTATATTGCAGACAAAGCAACCAAGGGTAAAGCGACTTATATGAAGTCTGACCCTGATATCATCGTGCAACCTCCAAAAACTTACGACCCTAATCTTCCTGAGAAGGTTGTAAACTTTGAGTTGACTATGAAGAATCTAAAACTTCTTCGTGAAGCAGCATACAACTTTGGTGTGACTGATTTCTGTGTCAATTCTTTTGCAGGTGAGTTATCTATTTCTGTTAGAGATAAAAAGACAGAATCTAGTCATGTATTCTCAGTCCCTGTAGACAAAGTTATCTGGGAAGCAGACTTCTGGGGCACTACACCTACTCATGAGCGTAACTTCTGTTACTGCCTTAAGATGGAAAACCTTAAGATTCTTGATGGCACATATCATGTGTGTATTTCAGACAAGAATGTAATTAATTTCAACTCTTTATCTGAGTCATCACTTAATTACTTCATCGCTCTGGAGCCTAATCAAGACTAATGAGTAAACTGTTTCTTTGGGTTGAAAAGTATCGTCCAAGGACAGTTTCTGATTGCATCCTAACAGATGTCAACCAAGCAGTTTTCCAAGGATATGTAGATAACGGAGAGATTCCTAATCTACTTTTGCCTGGCACTGCAGGTATCGGTAAAACTACCCTTGCCAAGGCACTGTGTGAAGAAATTGGTGCTGACTATTATCTAATCAATGGATCTGATGAAGGTCGTTACTTAGATACAGTCCGCACAAAGTGTAAGTCCTTTGCATCATCCTCGTCTCTTGTGGGAGGTAAACACAAGGTCGTAATTATTGATGAGGCAGACAATTCTACACCCGATGTGCAGTTACTATTGCGTGCTGTCATCGAGGAGTTTCAGAATAACTGTCGTTTTATTTTCACATGTAACTATATCAACAAGATCATTGACCCTATCAAGAGTCGATGCTCTGTTGTAGATATGTCTACTAAGGGAAAGAATCGTGCCATCCTCGCTTCTAATTTTCATAAGCGATGCATGGAGATTCTTACTAAAGAAAATATAGAATACGATGCAAAAGTATTAGCAGAGGTAGTCGGTAAGTATTTCCCTGACTTTCGTCGCACTCTCAATGAGTTGCAGGCATATTCCTCTACAGGTAAGATCGATGTTGGTATCTTAGGAAGGTCTAACAGTCAAAACATTGACAAGTTAATTAGTTTCCTAAAGAATAAAGAGTTTACCAACATGCGTAAGTGGGTTGTCACTAATATGGACAACGATTATAAGGTATTGTTTCGTGCTATATACGATAAATTGTATGATTATCTCCAACCTCAATCAATACCTGAGGCAGTGCTCATCATAGGTGAGTATCAATACAAGGCAGCATTCGTTGCTGACATGGAGATCAACTCTGTTGCATTCTTAACTGAAATTATGATGAGGTGTGAATTCAAATAAATGTCAGGATTTTGAGCATGACATGTCATGACATGGCACGACATGGCACAAAACCCTTGTCATACCAATAAGTTTCTGATATTATTATCATAGTTACATAAAATTCAAATGAAAC